GGTCGGCCAGCATCCGCTCGCCGACGGCGACCGACCAGACGAGCGGCTGGCCCTGCACCGTGATGTTCTGCGCGCCCGCCCAAAGGGCCTGGGAGACCGCCTGGGCGAGGATCTGCCGCTCGTCGGCTGCCGACAGCCGCTTGTCCCGAATCTCGACCAGGAACGGCCTGCGGGCCGCCTCAAGGGCCCGCTCGAACTCGACGCCGGCCGGCCGGATCAGCAGCGCGGCCTCGTCGCCGGGCCCGCCCTTCGCCGGCATGCCCGACAGCGTGCCGTCGGGGTTCCGGCTGATCGTCCACCAGACACCGCCGGACAGCTTGCCGGCGTCGAGCTTGCATGAGGTCAGGTCCATGCGACGGGTCTACCTTAGCCCGCCCAGCCCTGCAATCGCAGCGTGATGGCCTCGGTCGGGTCCTTGTAGGCAGTCACGGCGACGTTCTTGAAGACGTCGCTGTTGTTGCCCGTGACAGGCGCCGCGACGTCGCTGAACTTCACCTGCGGATAGCTGAAACTGTAGCCCTTGCTGGAGGCATCGGTCGCCACGAAGTACATGTCCGTCGCCGTGTTGGTCGCGAACGTGGTGTGGTCGGCGAAGTTCTCGAAGTAGGCCGTCACCTGGCCGGTGACGCCGAACTGACCGCGAGCCATAGAGACCGGGCCAAGCGAGCCGATCTGCTCCTGCGGGCGCAGGTTGTTGGTCCAGCTCATCTGAATGCTCTGCGCGGCGTAGTCGGTAGTGCCGACCTTGACCTCCTGCACGCCAATCGGGTCCAGCGTCGGGTTGCTGGTCGCGGCCGTGTAGGTCGCACTCGCGATGAATTGGTTCGTCGTGCCCGTGTTCGCTTCGGCGCGGGTGCTGCTTTGCGCTTGGATGCCAAGCGTCACCGTGGTCAGGCTGCCGACGGCGATGTTCACGTCGCAGGTGTTCAGCACGCAGCCCGTGAAGATGTGCGCCTTCTGGAGGTCGAGGTGCGCCACCTCCATCGTGAACGACGGCGTCGTCGTGCCGTTCTTGAGCCGGCGACCGCGCAGGACCTTGAGGTTGGTCAAGCTGGTCAGCGCCGTATCCGTTACCGTAATCGAGCCCGTGCCGACGGCCGAGACTTTGTAGTAGCCGACGAGCACGTCGGCGCTGGTCAGCACGCGCACGATGTCGCCAACCTCGATGCCGGTCTCGATGCTGGCAGCCGAGAGCACGCCAGACGTAGCCGACACGCCAGTCACCTGCGTCGTCGCGGCCGTCCAGGTGCTGCAAAGCATCATGCGCAGGATCTCGTCGAGGCCCTCGCCGGTCGGGCTGAAGCGCATCTCAAGCGGCACCGAGCCGCCGGCAGCCTTCGACAGCCGCACCAAGTCCTCGACGTCGCGGCTAGCGTTGATGACGTTCGACTGGACGTAGCCGAGCCGGTCCTGCATCGAGTGCCCGGTGATGGGCAGCACGAGCATCGTCGGGCTGGCGTTGGTCGTGCCGTAGGTGTTTTCGGAAGCAATCGAGACGCGGATACGAGAGCCGTCAGCCATTGGTCATCCTTGGAAGTCGCAGAGAAAGGGAACGCGCACCGTGCGCCGGACAGTCGCGTCCTCCGTATCCATCGCGCCAGCCATGTACGGCGGCGGGTTGAACCGGACGAGCGGAGACGCGATCTGCTGCCCTCGGAATGCATCGACAACGGTCTGCGCCAGCGTCAGAAGCGCTGCGTCGCCGCGTTCGCGCGGCTGCATCAGCTGCACCTCCATGACGCCAGTCGCTCGCCATTTGCGCAGGCCCATCGTGATCTGGCGCTCGTCCTCGACCGTGATGGTCACGCGCGCGCGCGGGTTGCTTGTCGCAGGCTCCGGCGCGTTGTCGTAGACGACGACGAGCTGCTCAGGCGTCGCCACCTCGTCGATGAAGCGCTGCCGGACGGCTTCGATAGCGGCGGCCTGGCTCACAGGATCCTCCTGTAGCGCTCTTCGACAGCCTGGAGCGTTGGCGTGACAACGCCGAACGGCGCCTGGATCGACCACGGCTTCTTCGTGCCGCTGCCGAACTCGACGACCTCGGCGTAGGGCACCGGGTTGCTGAAGTAGATGATCGTCGGTTCAGTGATGCCGGCGATGGCGCGGCTCATCTGGTCGATGGCCTGGGCTCCCGTCTGGTCTACGCCAGGCAGTTCCTGCCGCAGCGGTGCGCCGATCTGCGCCTGCCAGTTGCGCCGCATGTGGCCGCCGACGTAGCCGGGCTTCTTGTAGCCCGGAATGCGCTTGGAGATGGCCCAGTTCTTCTCGTTGCCGACCGGCGTGTTGAGCACGAGGCCGCTCATCACGTCAATGCAGACGCGTTTCATCACGTCAACCGGCAGGGCCTGTAGGTTGTCCTTGGCCCAGGCGTTCAGCTCGGCGATGAACTGCTGGCTCACACCGCCACCTCGCCGCAGTCGCAGCGGTAGCCGGTCGTCGTGCCCTGCACTTGGTACGTCTCAACGGCGACGATCTGCCAGACCTTAGACGCAGCCGTCAGCCGGTCGCCCTTCTTCGGCGTGACCGTCAGGTCGCTCGCCGGCAAGTACCACGTCGCCGTCACCGACGAGTCGAAGCCGCCGGCGGCGTAGCGGCTCGTGTCCCGCACCGGGCCGTCGGCCTGCACGGTGTAGTCCGCCGTAGTCTCGGTCACCGTGCCGTCGGCGGCGTAGGCCGTCGCCGTCCGCACCGTCAGCGTCGCCGACTGGCCGAAGGTCTGCGCCATCAGCAGCTCGAGCTCGAGGAAGTCGTCGGCGAGGCTCACAGGTCCAGCCACCCCCAGCCGCCGCCGTTGTTCACGAGGCCAGCCGTCTGGAGCATCCGGTCGATGCGCACGAACTGCGTCTCCACCGGCTTCGCGCCGGCGTAGGTCACCGACTTCGACGCGCCCGACGCGGCCGACAGCGTCTCGCTGCGGATGTCCGCCGACGTGCGCGTCAGCGGGTTGATGTCCTCGCCGGTGATGTGCAGCAGCGCCAGCATCGCCGTCGCCTGCTGCAATCGCACCGGGATCTCGTCGCTGTCGATGGTGTTGCCGGAGCTGTCGACGGCGTAGGTGCGCGGCCAGTCGAGGCCCTGCGCCGAGCTGTAGCGGTAGCCGTTCCACCGTCCGCCGTAGCGCACGTCGAGCGCCATCGTGGCCTGGCGTAGCGCATCCTCGTGCTCGGCCTGGCTGGCCGCCGTCCAGGCCGTCGGGTTGCCGTAGGTCTCGTGATAGGTCGTCGCGTACTCGACCGTGCAGTAGCTGTTTGAGGTCGCCAGCGCGCTGCCGGTCTCGACGACGAAAGCGGCGCCTTGGGAGACCGTGTCGCCGGCAGCAGCGCCGTCGCCGCCGGCGTCAGACTCCAGCAGCGCGACCAGCGCGTCGAACAGGTCGTAGCCGATCTGGAGCTCGGCCTCGCCGCCGTAGTGGACGGCCTGCGCCTCATCGCGGACGAGCTCGTAGTCCTCGGTGCCGTTGTTGAGCAGCACGCCGACTCGCTGCTTCGACGTAGACAGCGCGGCGATGGCGTTCCGAATGCCACCGACGCGCTGCGTCATCGTCGCGCTCGGGTTGCTGTTGTGCTGCGAGTTGCCGCCTGCCGTGATCGGTGGCGGGTTCTGGAGGTACACGACTGGCACCGGCGAGCCGATGGCGCGCGTGCTGAAGGCCGCGCGCAGGTCGTCGATCCACGGCCCGACCTTGGCCGCGAACGCCTCGGACGACGCGACGCTGCTGGCGTCGTTGCCGCCGATGTCGGTGCAGATGCCGATCAGGTCTGGCGAGCGGCCGAGCTGCTCAAGGCATTCCTGCTTGAACAGCTTCCATTGGTTCAGCAGGTCCGGCCAAATGTCGCCAGCATCCTCAAGCGCATCGTCAGCGCCCTGCGACTCAATGGTCAGGTTGACGCCGTTGCGCGCGTACTTCCACAGCACGACGCCGTTGGGGTAGCGCTCGCCCAGCTTCTTCATCAGCGTCGCGTCCGGCCCGAACGTCGTCGCATTCACGGTGCCGAACGTGTTGCTGTTGGTCATCACGTCGTACAGCTGCACCTGCTGCATGCCGGCGTTCCAAACCCACTGACTGTCGCGCTGAGTGCTGCCCGGATCTGGACCAAGGATCGACGCTTGGCGCGACAGCTGCGCGAACAGATTGGAGACGACGCCGACGAACTGACTGTCGCCGATCATCGCCACAACAGGGATGGCGCTGCCGGCCGGCGCGATTGGGATCTGCGCCCAGACGGCGTTCAGCGCGCTGCCAAGGCGCACGCCGGCCTCGACGTAGTCGTCGGTGCCGTAGTAGCGGCGCGATCCGTCGGCCGGCAGGACGCCAGGCTGGTTCACACTGCCAACAGTGACCGTGATGCCAGTGCGCCAAGTGCGCGCCCACGACATGTCAAAGGCATGGACGTTGGCCTGCTCGTTGGCGACCTGGAACATGAAGTTCCGGTAGCTCTGCGTGATTGCGGCAGGGTCCGGCAAAGCATTCGGAGATGCCTGCGGATGCGGAACGACCATGATGATGGGCGTCGCAGCCGCGCAGCTGACATCGGCCTGGCCATCAAGCGCCGCGCGGATGTTCGCGCAGAACGAGGTCATCGCGGCGTAGAAGCCGGCAGCGGTCGTAACCGGATCGACGAGGTCCGTCATCGCCGCGTCGATGATGATGGCCTGCACGTCGAGCGTGTCCGTGCCAGGCAATGCAGCGGCGGCGGTCTGTGCCGTCGCAACAATGCCGGTGAAGCTGCCGCTGCCGTTGCTGAAGCCGTTCGCGCCGACAAAGCCGGAGGCGTTCGTCCACTTGATCAGCTTGAAGCCGCCTGGGAACCGCTCCCACAGGCGATTCATTAGCATCGGCGTCGGCGTGATCGTGCCGACGGTGTCGATGGCCTGTTGCCAGTTGTCGCCGTTGGTGCCGATTGGCGAGACTCCGCTCGCACCATGCGCGTAGTGAAATCTGACCCACTGACCGCCTGCTAGGCTGCCGTCCCAATAAGGGTCAAAACTTGCGACAGGCGCAGACACACCATCCGCGGCACTCGGCACAACGCGCGAGAACTTGTAGTTCTGCTGCCAGATGCCGTAGAAGCCTCCCGCCGCTCCGCCGGCCGCAAGACCGGCCGGCGCGCGCGTCAGCCCTGGCGTGCCGTTGGTGATCTGGTCGTCGCCGATGTAGAGGACGGTTGGGATCGCTGCCATGTGTGTCTCGCGTCAGGCTGGAATCGAGCCGCCGGCCCTCATGCCAAGGCCGGCGGCTCTCCGCGGCGAAGTTGCCGCGGTGGTCTGCTCTTGTCCGATCAGCAGATCGGGACGAGGTACGCCGTGTACGTGATGCTCGCCGAAGCGCCGTTCACGTTCGTGTACAGTCGGATGTAGCGCAGGCACTCCTGCGAATCCGCCGTCGTACCCGTCTGGCACACGTTGTCGGCGTACATGACAAGCCGGATGTTGGCCGCCGTGTCCGAACCGTGCGCGATGCTGGCGGTGTCGCCAACGGTCAGCGTCGCCTTGCGGTACGTGGTGCTGAACGCCGTGCCGCTCGAGCACTCGACCCACAGGTCGTAGTACTGACCAGTGCCGACGTTGATCGCCGTGATGTCGACGATCACCGCGAACTGCGCAAACGAACCGGCAGCGCCAGTGTCGTAGTACGCAGCCGCCGAGTTGACCTGCGCCGCGGCGCTCGCAGCGACGGCGTAGCTGTCCTTGAGCTGCGTCGCGCCGTCGAGGGTGAGGGAGTAACCTTGGAAAGCCATTGTAGTTTGCTCCTTAGATCAGGCCACGACGGTGGCGTTGGTGATGTGAGCGACGCGCGCCACGCAGCGCGGGTGAGCGTCGACCAGGTTGGCGTACATCTCGACGCGCGTGCGGAAGCACGGCTTCGTGTTGAGCTCGCCGAGATCGCGAACGGTTACGCCGCCGTTCGTGGCCATGAACAGGCCCATGTCCGACATCGACAGAACGTAGATCGACGTCGTGTTGCTGCTGCTGCCCTCGTTGAACGCCAGCTGTTCCAGGCCGCTGGTGATGCCGAGCTGATCGGCCTCGAGGATCGGCAGACCGGCATAGCTCGTGATGATGCGGCCGAACTCGTCGCGGCTCGTCGAGATCGACGAGCTGTTGCGCAGGTAGGCCGTCAGGAGGACCTTCATCATGCGCGACATCAGCAGGTGCGTCGGGTTCTCGACCAGCGTGATCGCTTCGTCGAGATTCTTGATCGACAGCGCCGCGCCGGTCGCGTTGTTCAGGATGATCTGGCCAGCATTCTCGCCGGCATCGACCGCGACAGAGCCACCGAAGCCGCCGCCGTAGCGCGACTGGAGACCATCGAAGCCGTTGACGTCCGAGGACGTACGGCCCTTGATGATCTGGTGGCTGATCGTCTGCGCGAGCAGAGCCGCCTTCATCTCCTCATGGGCCGACCGGATCGTCGGGCCGTGCGACTGCACGAGGAAGTTGTCGACGTCGAGGTCGCCGCCAATGATCTTCAGGCCGACCGAGCGCTGCTCGGTGGCGCCCGCCGACTCGGCGAGCACGCCGTTGACGGCGCGGAAGCCGACCGAACCCAGCGAGACTTCGCGGGTCCAGGCGTACGAGTTGCCAGCGACCTGCACCATCGGCATCGCGGCGAGAAGAGGCGAGCTGCGCGCAAACGTCGTGAGGACGCCGGCACGCTTGAACTCGCCGTTGTTTGCCGCCAGCTGGGCGGACTGAATCAACGTGAGAGCCATCTCTGTGTTCCTGCTTTCGGATCAAGTCCGCGCAGGAACAGCAGGATGGATCTAGACCAGGCGCTAGATGACCGAGTTGGCACGGTCGAGCAGTTCCCTTGCGGACAGGTTCTGTCCTGGGTTTGCTGCTCGGGCGGCACCGCCGACCTGAGAGCTGCCACCGGATCCCCCGGTAGCTTGTGCCTTGAACAAGCCGCGCGTCGTGGATGCGTCCCGCATCTCGGCGATCAGCTCG